CTGAATAACAGCGTTTTCCAACGATGTTTCATTCAAGTCAGCAGGGGTAGATGGGATGTTGCTGTTAGTACCACCGGAGACCAAGGGGTGTGCGCTGGAGAACAGTGCAACACCGTCACCACCAACATAGCCAGAGCTAAAACCGTTATTCAAAACAGCGGCAGCTTTAACTTGCTTGGTGTAAGCCATGGCGCGAGCCAAGCCTTTGGTGTAACGAGCAGACAAAGAGTCATACAAGTTATCTTCGATAGCTTCTTCAGTCAAGCTGAAGCCCAAAGCGATAGTTTCGTGGTTGTAACGAGCAGTCCATGCTTCTTGTGCATTGTCATAAGCGATGGCAGAGCCCTCGTTCTTAACAGGTGCAGCTGAGAAACCAGACAGCTTTGTTTCTTCCTCGAATGAACGCTCAGAGGTCTCTGTTTCGTAGATCTCTTTGTGCTCTTCGCCGTAACGTGCATACTCTAAACCGAACAATGCGTTCAAGCCTGGGAGCAGCTCTTTCAATAGTTGTGCGCGTGAAATAGCCATGATTTAGCTCCTTATGCTACGTAATAGCGGTGTGCGCCGAAGTTGAACTTAACCAACACTTCGGGGGTTTCGACCAATGCAACATTACCGACGACTTGCGTTGTTATAGCAGTCACAGTAAGAGTTGTATTACCGGTGGTTGTCACAGTAGAAGCAGCACTTAAAGTAGCGCCAGTAAACTGCAATTGACCATTTACTACGTTGAACAAGTCAGTACCGATTGGCAAAACTGCGCCAACTGGCAAACCAGACACAACAACAGAAGTTGCTGAAGGAGCACCACCAGACACGTATGTGCCTGAAACAGTGACCTGTGTGTCAGGAACCAAGTTCAATACACGGAAGCCGCCACCAGAGGTTGTGGCAGTTGCACTAACTACAGACATGCCACTGTTGCCAGTAGATGCAGAGCCAGTTTGTGTGCCGCCAGCCATGTTAACGCCAACGAGAATTGAAGAGGCTGAACCAATAGTTGTACCACCAGCGGTAGTAGTAACAGCGACTTTCATCACTTGGTCAGGATCATCGCCAATAATTGCAGTAATGTCACCAGCAGTTACGTTGCCGGGGTAGTACTGTGAAAACAGACGTTGCTTAGTCGTAGGGTTTGTGTAATAGCAACCCAAGAAAACACCAACCGTTGTATTGGTAGTGCTAACAGGATAAGTTGCAAGTACAACATAACCAGCAGACAAAGTAACTAAGTCACCGTTATACATCGCGGTGCCATAGTTGTACTGGATAGGTAGGTTACGAGTGGAACCCGCAAACACCTGTCCGCCGATCAGATTGACCGGTTTAACGCCGTAAGGGGCGTCGATGGTGGGATAAGCCATAAAAGACTCCTATATAAAATTTAAGTACCTTTACCAAAGCTCGTCGTGGATTTCCGCTCATTGAAGATTGGCATCCGCGCATCGCTTTGACGCATTAAATTGTTATCTACAGCCTCTTCCTGTGCTCGCGTCATATCATTGAAGTGTTTCTTTCGTTGATCGACAAACTCAGAAGGAGTCTTACAGAGTAACAATCCGCCAATCTCAATGCTGTCTTTAAAACGGCTATTGGGATCAACTAGCAGTTGAAATTTAGGTTGCTCTTCTACACTTACCACCTCCCAACCTTCACGCAATTTAGCGGAGAGGTTACGAGGATCAGCGTTGTTCAAAGTAGACACCCGAATCCATCTGTACGCAAAGCCCGGAGCCTTATCAGGTTCCGGTAGAAGTTCCGCCTGCTGCCACTGCTTGGGGCGCTCTTGAGAAGTTCTATTTGTAATCTCGCGTTGTAATCTGCTTTCAGCCATTTAGGCCTCCAATTTCATAAGTTCACGAGCGTATTGCTCGTTGGTTAATCCAAATTTCTTTGCCAAGCCCACCTGCGTCTTAGAAAGAACTACTTTTTTAGGAGCAGTACTCCTCTTAGCTGGTGCGACCACCGTGCTTGGTTTTGTACGTTGAGGTTTATCTTCCTCTTCGTTGTAAGTATCGCCAAATTCTTCTGGGAACCGGCGCTGAACTTCTTTATCTATCGCTGCATAGTACTCATTTGTACCAATGAAGCCTCGACCATATCTAGCCTCTAAATCCTCGTGGACACCTTCGGCATACCTGCGCATAGATCGTTTATTCTGGTCAACGAACCATGGGTTTTTTGACACCCACGACGCAACTTTTGGGTCCATTTGAGGGTTTTGAGGCCTCTGTGGAATAGTTTGTACATCATTTTCTTCATTTTGTACAGTAGGTTTGAAATTTTTTGCTTTATCGAGCTTAAGCTGAGCACGGATCATTTCCTGCTGAGCTTCTAAAAGCTTGTCAGAATCACCCGAATCGTAGGCTTCTTTGTAGTTGCGGCTGGCTTTATCAACTTCCATCTCAGCGGAATTCTGATATGTGGAAATAAGCTCTTTTTCGCCTGATTGCAAAACGTTTTTAAGCTTACGGTTTTCGTCAAGAATACGCTGTGCAACAGCTAAAGCCTCTTGTTGCTCACGTAATGCAGCCTCTTTCTCCCTACGCTCGTCATGCCAAGCCTTCTTGTATTGCTTAAATTTAAGCTTTACGTTATGGGAGTAATCTTCAGAGTCGTCGGCTTTCTCCAAGTCCTCTTTAATAGTCTCTGGAAGGGGTTCTACGAACCGGTCTTCGGGGGGAGTATCGTCTTTTACGTCGATATTAATATCTACGTCATCGCCCTCAACGGAGATATCCAATGTATCTACGGGTTTACCCTTATCATCTTGTTCGTCAGGGAACTTATAGCTATCACTAAATTTAGGCATGTGCGCTCCTTATTTGCGTTTTATGCCGCGTGGATCGTCAACAATACCTTCTACAGTATCGTCGTTGATGATGCGGAACTCTCTACCGTGGATGACTAGTCGTGAGCCAGCGTAGGGCCGGACCAAAACAAAGTCGCCTTGTTTACACCAAGGTCCCGTTGGGAACTTTGTTGTATCTTTGTAACAGTCTGGGCCAAGCTCAACTACAAACAAGACCGTTGTGAGGGTCTCTTCGTTGCGCATGGTTTCGTCTGCTTTAATCAAACCAGCTTCACTCTCTTCAAACTGCTTCTCCGCCTCAGGAATTGCGCACAGGATGCGGTAGCCTGATGGTTTAGGTAGCTGTTTTGCTTTCTCTTCCGCTTTTTTGTGCATCAGTGCTGATAAATCAACGACCTTGCTCAAGTCCAGCGTAGGTAAATCACTCATCCGAGTTCTCCAAGTTTTTTGTCAGGTCTGTAATGTTTCTGCGAGCTGTGAGTAGACCTGTGATGACCCCACATTTATTGCAGTACTCCTCATAAGACTTAGCAGATTTGGCTCCTAAGTCTTCCTCGATTTGTTTGATGCTTGCATCAATTTGCTGGATCAAAAGGTCCAGCGCTTGTTTAGTTTGGTACATCAGTCACTCCCCTTTGGTTTCTGCTGTTTTGATCGGCTCTCCGAATTCATGCGGGCAATCCTTTCTTGATTAGCCAGCATCATCTGGTGCTTCTGTAGCTCCATGCCGGTTGTAAAGCCCGCCTGCTCATGCGTGTGATCACGTTGCTGTTTGTCAGCCTGCGCTTTCATCGCAATCTTCACGCCTTCAGTCTCCTGCTGCGCGTTGATTCGCTCACGCTCAATCTGTAGCTGGGCTTGTTTGAGCATGACATCTGCTTGGTCTTTAGCCGCTTTACGCTGGTTCTCTTGCGCCTTAAGCTGAAGTTCTTGCTGCTGCAACTGAATGAGCGGGTCTTCCTGCATCTGCTTGTTCTTCTGCTGCTGAGCTTGCTGTTGACCCTGCTGTAAAAGCTGCTGAGCCGCTTTTGCTGCCATTTGAGACACTTGAACCTCCATCTCTGGAGACATATCAACTTCATCCGCGTCTTCTTTGTACGGAGGCAGTGTTTGACCCATCGCTTGTTCAATCTGCTTACGCATCTCCATACCCAAGTGCTCGGCAATGTGAGCTGAACCTGCGGCCATAAGCTGCTGCGCCAATTGAGGGCTTTGTCCGATCATTTGTTGGATACGAGGATCTTGAGCCATGGCCATGTGAACAGCAATGTGAGCTTGGTGATCTTGATACAAGAACGCTTTAACAGGCTTGTTGTTGAGCATGTTCTGGTTCTCTGTAACAGGGTCACGAGGCTTCATGTCATCTTGCATTGGTACAAGTTTCTGATAGTTCTTGATGCCAAGCACGTCGAGCATCTGACGATGCAAAAGAGGTAAGTCATACAACTGTGGAGCTGTCTGCGCAAGCTGCAACGCAGCCTGATACTGAACAACTTTCTGAGCCATCGTCGCAGCGTTGGGATCACTCACTGGGATGATGTCGACCATATCGTAGTCAGCCTGTTTAGCGCGCCGCCCACCTTCAATTGGCTCGTAGCTGTACTCTTCTGGAGTGTAGTCACGGATGATTATTTTCAAGAGCTTAAACTCTTGTTTCATCGAGTAGTGGATGCGAGACTGAACAGCCGACATCGTCTTAAGCTGACGCTCAAGAATAGCCAACGTAGTGCCCACAGGCGCTTGCGCACTCATGTCCGATGTCTGCAACTCCACAGCCCCAGCAAACTTGCGACCCTCATCAATGATCTGATTTAAGAGCGCCGCCAAGACCTGTGATGGCTCCTTGTACGGCAGGGGCATGATGTTGTCACGCATCGTGCCGCTAGGAACGTCTACATCACGGAACTCGCCGGGGGAGATTGGGGTGTCATCACCTTTGGTGCGAAGTCCTCTAGTCTTAAAACCACCGGGGAGGTTTGATAGAGTTCCAGCGTCAACCAACTGACGAAGAATAGAAGTACCAGATTTAGCAAAAGAACCAATAAGATGGACAAGGCCAAAATTATAAAAACCGAACCCGGGAATGTAACCGTAGTGGACGAAGTGAGTGCGCTTTTGGCAGAGGTCGTCGTCCGGTTCCCAGTTGCGGCGGATCGCAAGGATGTTCGTTGTACCCTTCTCAATCGTGACGATGTATGGGAGCGCAATCCCCGTCTCTTTGCCTGTGTCTTCGTCTTTATGCTCATAGCCTTTAAGGTCTAAGTCGACCTGCATCTCCAAGAGTTTGAATCGATCGTCTTGCGTTGCACGAAAGCCCATCTTCTCTGCAATGCGCTTCTCAACTTCGTCCATTGTTTGGGTAGGCTCACCCAAGTCAATATCACGGTAAAAACCCTCATGCTGCAAACGTTTTAAGTCGTTCTTATTCTTACGCATAACGTGCGTGATACGTTCTGCATCAGCAAGACTTGAAGCACCGTAAGGCACAACCACATCTTCTGCTGGCGCATACATAGATACTTGACGACCAAGTGATGGATCGTAGTACACCTTCTTAAACGCGTTACCGGCAAGGCCCAAGCCCCAGAGCATGCGCTCATGCTCAGGTCTGTACTCTTTCATCACGTCAGTAAGCTGATAGTTCATGTCTTCTTGAACTCGCTCCGCCGCGTCTTTCTTCTCTGGGGTTTCTTTGCCGATAATCTTAGTCTTTACAGGGCCAGCCGCAGGGAATGTCTCCATCATGGTCTCGGCTTGAAACTTCACAACCGCTTCAGTCAAGAGCGGGTGATACACACCACAAGCACCTGGCCAAGGTTCTGTTCTTTCCTCGATCTTCAAGCCTAATAGTTCTAAGCCATCAACGTAAGTCTGTACCCAATCTTTACGAGCAGATACATCAGACTCATAATCGCCAATCAACTCGCTAGCAAGTGTGGCAAGGACATCATCAGGGATCTCTTCAGCTAAGTTTTTACTAAACTCATCATCGTCCTCTGTTGGCTCAATCTCAATCTCTACGTCCCCTGCTTTAATGCGCACTGCCTCAGGGTCTTCAATCTCAATCTCGATCGGCTCTTCTGCTTCTCCCAACTGATCTAGTCCTTGGGGAGCCTCGTACAGAGCTTTATCTATGTTTGTCGCCATGATGTATCCTTAGTAATACGCAGCTTTTTTGCGATACTGTTTTAAAAAATTATCTTCCGGCTCATCTGTCGGAAGCCGTAAAAACCCACCCTGCCGGAATCTTAACAGCGCAAGCGTTGTAGAGTCCACCAAGTCGTCGTTGGTGCCAGCTGGAAAGTCGTTGCACTCTTCTATTACTTCCTTAGCCCACCGGTGGTCTGGTGCAAACACGATGCCAGATGCAAATAAGTCAGACACTGCGTTCACACGCGCTATTTTGTCCTGTCCTTTGCCCGGAGTAAACTCCCCTACAGGCACGCCCATGCGCCTGAACTCCTGATACAGCGCCGATCCGTTGGATTTCTTCTCCACCATGAACGCATCTGGCTGCCACTCCTTATACTCTTCAAGCACCAGCTTCTTAAGCTCTGGGTACTCCATCCTTTTCTTGATGGCATTGAGTAATATGATGGCAAAGTTCTGTGTTTCTTCGTTATAAAACACACCCCACGTTGTTAACGCGTTATAGTCAGCCCTATTAGTAGCTTCTTGCGCAGCATCGAGCGACATAATGATGAACTCGCATTCGGGAGGGTCTTCTTTTTCCCAAATTTGCCACCATTCACGTTTAATTAGCGCCCCTTCCTCTGAAGTAGGCTTCTGCATGTACTGCGCGTTCCAATAACGAATATCTAAGGCTGCTTTCTTAGATAAAAGCTCCTCAACATCCCAGAATTCTGGCCAAAGCGCTTCTCCGTCGTCTTTAATTGCAGGAAACTCAACAACTTCCCACGGATCTACGTCTTCGTTTCGTTCAGTTTGCTGAACAATCATGCCCGTCAGGTCTAATTTAGACCAACGAGTCATCACTATGATAATAGCGCCGCCTGGCATAAGACGCTGAAGAGGACCAGATTGAAACCACTCCCAAGCAGGTAGAAAAACATCAGGTCTACCCGTTTTGGCCTCTTGTTCAGAGTGTGGATCGTCAATAATGAAAAGGTCAGCACCCCTACCAGCAAGAGCGCCCCCAACACCAATAGCAAAATATTCGCCATTAAAGTTAGTCCCCCATCGTGAAGCTGATTTAGAGTCAGACTGAAGCTCTACTTGCGGAAATATTCCCTTATAAGCTTCCGATCCAACGAGGTTACGCACACGACGGCCAAAGTTAACAGCCAGATCTGCCGTGTGAGAACCCATGATAATTTTTTTCTGAGGATACTTACCGAGAAACCACGCTGGTGCAAGATAGGATATGAGCTCAGACTTACCATGTCGTGGAGCAATATTAACAATGACGCGTTTTTTCTTGCCCGCCGCAATATCTTCAAAGATTTGAATAAGTTTAAGATGGTGAGGCCCGACTTTATAGCCTGGATAGACGTGGTTGATGAAGTCAAGGAAACTCTCCTTACCCAAAGTCTGGGTCATCTGTGCATCATACTGTTTTAAAAGATCAAGCGTACGCCTTTTCTGCTTGTCAGGCATAGCTGGCAAGGCTTGTCGCAGTTTAAATAATGCTTCAGGCGTCAGTTTTTGCATCGTTCTTAATTACTTCGCGTGCTTCAACATCAATGACCTTAGTTTCTAAGTTTTGTAAGGTCTCCAAAAGTTCTTTTTCTACCTCTTCGGCAGTCAAAATCTTATGTGTAACTTCTGTACGTTTCTTGAATGCGTCTACACCGTCTACTTCACCTAACTTAGATAGTGCTGCAACCCTTACTTTAGGGTCTCGTGCGTTCTCTACCTCCGCAACCAACTTGTTAACTACGTACATTTTTAAGTCGGACAACTCGTCTACGATTGATACGTTCATCTGCGCGACCATACCCGCAAGAAACGCTAATGTTTCGTTTGGGTAGTTAGCAAATTCTGGTCTATGAGTAGGATCAGCCGCCATCTTACGAGCTAACTCTGTAGCTTGTGCGGCGTTATCTTTGGTAGGGGATATCTGCTGACCCGTAAGGTCAGACATTAGTTTGATGACATTAGCTCGCATCTGCAATTCTTCGGCAGGCGACAGATCAGGGAACGCCTCTTTAGCGTTCTGTGGCAGAGGAATGTTCTCCTCAATGTGCGGTACTAATTCATCCATGTCAGCGAAGGCTCCTTCGGCAGTTTGCGCAAATGTAACACATAAATATATCTTTGTGCAAGGGGAGGTTAGGAATCCTACCCGGGGGGTGTCTAGGATGTCCAAGACATGGGAGGGCTGTGTAATTTGGACAGGGGGTGGGTACCAATTACACACGCCGGGTACGCAGAGGAGCCGGGGCTAATAATTATTACTTGGTAACTTGACATAAGAATGGGGTTGAGTTTTGAAAAAATGTGGGGTTATTTGTGCGTGTTAGGGGGTATGGGGTATGCGGGGGGACCCATTGACAGCCTTGGGGGGTGGGGGGATGGGGGTGTCCCCTCTCCAAACTTTACTTATGCCCCCCTTCCACGCTAATCTGTACTCAATGCAACACGCGGTGTGTTGCAGATCTCTTGAAAGGAGACTGTATGTACACAGTAACAGTACAGTGGGGTGAGTTGGTTAAGACTCACAAGGCTTGGACACTTAGCAGTGCCAAGGAGTGGATGTACACATACCCTAACAAGGATGTGTTCGCCAAGGTGACCAACGTGTTTGGTTCAACAGTAGCAGTTCGCTACAAGCGGTAACACGAGGGGCTTCGGCCCCTCTCTTAAGGAGAGACTATGTACTTAGGTTTATCTTTGGTGGTCAGTACGATCACATTCGCCCTGTCAATTGCAATGCTTGTACCACAAGGTATGTGGCTTTGGTTAGCAGGTCTGGTAGTTAGCACGGCATTGATCACATTGATCTTGCCTGAGATCAAACACAAGGACGACTGATGACACGCGGCCAGATTAACATCTGGCGCGCTCATGTCCAGCGTGCCACATTCTGTGCAAAGCTTGATGGCTTTGAGTTCAGTAGACTGCGCAGTGATTACTTCAGGCGCTAACCAAGGGGGCTTCGGCCCCCTTTTCTTTTGCCGTCACATCGCGCCACGCTTAGCTATGGTGCGCGTGATACCAGTTATTTTCCGTCGCGCGTATGAGTGCGTGCGAGGCGACAAGGTCGCTAGATAGAGACCCATCCCCCCGTGAAACTTTACTTAAGACCCTCCACTATGTCACTATTACTCCACTGATTCAGCAATTCCGTTGATTCAGTATTTTTATCAATCGTTCATTTTATGGAGATTTGAACATGGCAAAATCAGCCGTTAAAGTCTTGGAATCCGCCAAGCAAGTATCTTTCACTTCACTGAAAGACTCAGCATTTCAACAAGCTGGCGCTCACCAGACCTTAGAGTCAGTGGCGCGCTATGCACTAGCCCAGATCAAAGACTTCCCCAAAGAAGTACCCACTGAAGCTAAAGACCAACTGTATGAGGGTTATCGCTTGAAGTTTAATGCGCTTCAACCTGCGGTTATATATGCGGTTATCAACAGCCACTATGTGCTAGCGACTCAGGATCATGTCAGCAATGACAAGGTTGAAAAGGTTGAAATTGGTGTGCCGTATGCCTATTCTTACTCAGCGCAGGAATTTGGCAAGTTGGCAAACACTAACCCTGCTCTCCATGCCCTTATTAAAGAAATCAGGGAAAAGACTTCTACCTATTGCTCGAATCGACTCGGTGACTTGAAAAGAGCCGCTAATAAGATTCTAAACAATGGCAAAGACAGAAATCGGGGTGTCAATAAAGACTTTGCTGAATTTGTGGAGGCTTGGTTTAAAGACTCAGCCCCTGACAGATTGAAGTCAGCAAAAAATAGGGGTGACTCTAGTGCTGACGAAAAACGATTCAATGAGGCTAAAGTGGCCTTTATGGTGAAGTGGAAACACGCTGACGCTAAGTAATTAGCCCAACCCTGCAGATCGAAAGGTCTGCAGGGTTTTTTTTCGCCTGTGCTATTTGAAACCAGTTATTTTTCGACGCGCGCGAGAGGGCGCGCATGGCTGAACAAGGTTCTTATTTAGCGTCCCACGCATGCGTGGAGTTGCTTTGCATCGCCTACCGTTTTCAGAACTGATAGGTTTGGAGTTTCGTTCTACTTTTTCTAGAACAATGTACTGCGTAGTGTTTGAGAATAGAACAGAAAAACTGAGTATCCATGCGGGTTCCGAGCATTCTGTTCTAATGTTCTACGGTTTTGGCAGGGCATGGGTGTTTTTGAGAAAAACTGAGAGAGCAAAGGCTTCTCAGCCAATGCAGAGAAAAATCGAAAAAAGAGGAGCATATACCCTTTTCTCTTAGAACATTAGAACATCTATATATTTATTAAATAATTAATTAATAAAAACAACAACTTAGCTAACTTTGACCCCCCATTTTCCGTTCTATAAGCATAGTTTCAAAAATAGAACAAACTAGAACATTAGAACAAAACTTCCGCGTATCTTTTTTTGCCAACTGCTTGACTTATATGTAAAGTTATGTTATACTGGAGTCTGAGTCGGAGAGCGTTTTGGCTTCGACTCTAAATAGCTTCCCACGCTATCGTGGGATTTGTTTGCAACCAATCGATACCGCTGACTGCGGGTCATCTAGGAGATCATTATGGGAAAAGTAAAAGTTCAATACGCACCGCTCGACTTCGCGCCTGAGCAAGAACAACAACT